TCTTAGTCATAGCTTTGATCAATTCTGAAGGATCACCGTCAATCTCAAAATCGTATAATGAACTAATTTCTTTTAACTGTTTATGACCTTCTTCAAGTAATTTGAGTTGCATGTTCGCTTAATAAATTAATATGCACCACGACAAGATTTGCATAAGCAACAGCGTGTGACTTTTTAAAACTATATATGCCTTCTTCACGATTCCATATCGTCTTTGACACTTCTGCCCAGGGCAAACCAATCAAATGCTTTTTGCCTGGACGTATTACTGCTAGAAACATTGCCAGTCTTGGTATACTATTTACTGGTTCGGGCATTTTTTGTAGTGTATTGTAATGATTCCCTATATGTATTAGCTTCTCAACAAATATAGGATCAGACAATTTACCCCACTGAGGTTCATTCATTAATTCATACAAATGCTTTTCATCGCGTACTTGATTGTATACATGAACATTAAGTAGGTCTAGTTTAGAATAGCCTCTACTTTCAGCAACCTCATAATCAATACTCGACATATTATTAATAGGATCATAAGGTATGTCTGTAGTATAAATACCAGTAGGATGTTTTTTAATAGTATTTTGTTTACGTATACTGGCAGCAGTATGAGAAATAAGTGACAATAATTTGTCTCTGTCACCTAAGTCAATATCAATGTCAGTATCAATTTTCATCGTAGTAAAATCCTTATTTCTTTAATCCTAACTTTCTATATGCTTCTTGTACAACAATAGCCTGACGTTCAGCATCTTCTACAGCCTTATGTGTAGTAACATGCCCTCCATCTTTTAATTTAACATCTGCAATTTCGTAAAGAGTTCGTGTATCTCTAACTGTATAGAATGGCCAAGGAATAGGATTAGGCCTTTCACTAGTCTGTCGCATACCTGTTTCACAAGCAACAATATCAAATGGCGCGCCATGACTCCATACTGCTCTACGATTCCAACCTATCTTATATAGTATTTCCATACAGTCTTTAAATGGCAGTCTGTCACGTTCATCAAATGCTTCATCAAGCGCAGCAGGATTTTGTTGGCTCCACCACTGAATAGTACTATCACAAATGATACGATTGTATTTTTCAGTTTGATCTTCGATTGTAGGCTTTAGTGTCCAACCCTCAGCAATACCTTGACCATAAGGATCAAATCTTACAATACCAATAGTAAGGATAACACAATAAGGACTTGTGTCCAGTGTTTCCAAATCTATCATTAAATCATTTGCCATACTTAAGAATATACACTATAAACTTCTTCTCGTCAAGTACCTTATAATCGTCGGTCATCATACCTTCGTTTGTTTCTATTGGTCTAAACCCATATTTGTTTTCAAGCCATATAGTTTTTTCTCTATGATCTCGACTTTGTGTTTCGTTATAAAACTCTAGTTTGAGATTCTTTAGATTTGACCAATATTTGAAACGTGATAATCTTTTATCTATATTTGGATCGTCATCATCAAAATCTTGAAAATCTTTAGGAATTTGCATTACTTGCCCAAACATTATCCAGTTGTTTCACTTCTTCAAGTATACTACTATCAAGATAATTGATCAAGAGGGCTGGCCGATCATGCACACTAGGATTGGGCATACTACTATGAAGTATACGGCAGTTATATAATAATACAGTACCCCTAAGCATATCTGGTTGTATGGCATTCTCAGTAAACCAGCGATCATAATTTCCAGTATAGCATTGTTTGATTTCATAGTTGCGCTTTTGACTATATGGAACTAATCCAGTGCTACCATTTTCTTTAGTAGTGTCCTCAAGTGAAATAATACATTGTATGCCTAATAATCTAGGGTCATAGTTCCATTTAGTAAATCTATGCGGAGTATCAACATGTGGGTTTATCCATGTTGATTTAGCATTGATAGTTACAACATCACTTACGTAAAATGCAAAGTTGGCGAAATTTTGAGTTACTAACGGATCCAATAATCTACGTATAGCCAATGTTTCTGGATAATCGTTTACTGTTTGGCTCCACCATACACTGATATCTTCTAGGTTCTTGATATCGTCGCGTTCAGCATAAACTTTCTTGCTGCTGCTGGCACGTACAGGACGCAAGTCAAACATGCGTTTTCTGAAGTTTGTAATTAGATGATTAGGAATAAAACTTTGCAAATTTATATATCCTTCGCCTCTTGATAGTGTTTCATGCATATTTTTCACATTCATTCTACTTCATAAGTTTTTATATTTCGTAATGATTGAATCATCATAGGTTCACTTTTTTCAAATAACTCTGGACTTGATGCTAGTATAAAACTGTTACAACTATATCTTACACCACTATCAATATTTGAAACTTCATGCACCCAAAAAGGACCTGCAGGGAAAATAAGAGCATCACCTTGATTCATACGTATTGTATATTTACCGTTCCAAAATTTGAATATGCCACCCTCAAATTCATCGTTTAGTTGAAATGTACAACTAGCATAGATAAATGGATTGCCGTCAATATGTGGATGTATCCAACCGCCTGGATTATACTTCATAAGTCTATAACGATGACTACATTTTAAATATATTTTTAGTAATGGAATATGAAAACTTTCAAATTTTTCTAGATGCTTTACCCATTCATTTATCATGTACTCAGTTTTATTGAATAGCAAGTTATAGGTATATGATATAGGTCGTAAGTCTACTTTTGTATATGTTGATACTGTATTAATACCAGTATTGGCATGCATACAACTTTCTTTATGTGCTTTTGCTTGTCTTGATTCATATTCATCAATAAGCTTCTTACAATCTTCTTGACTAATTACATTTTTCAAATGTAAAATTTGATTTGTCATATCCATATTATTCAACCTTTAGACTGAACCAAATCGCATCTGTTTCTTCTTTGAAGCAGAAATCCATATAATCTTTACAAACATTGGTAGTAAATCTATCACCCGGTAAACCAAAATATTCTATTGCTATAGCGCAAATATCATTCCAATTTTGGTAATAGTTAGTCCAATGTATTCTTACACGGTATTTATTGTTGTCAATAACCACCGGCTTTTAATAAACTTTTAACTTCTTTCAACATATCACTATGACGTTTGAAACGTATAGCCCACTGTTCTGGTTGTATATAGTCTACAATCATTTTGATTTGTGTCTCATCCAAATTAGACAGGAATTCAGTGCCACTTTCACTTTGATATAACATCCAAGGACTTATTTTGCCCTTAGTTATATTATAACAAATACGATTTTTGTTACCATATCTAAAGATATCTTTAGTTTGTATACCATCTTGTTTAGCAAGATCAATAGTTGTTTCAATACTACGTGCAATAGCATCTAGTGGATCTTCTTCTTTTAAGTATGATATAATAAAATCAGTATAGGACTTATCCTTCGCCCAACGATCAATACTAATCTTATTTTTAATCAAATAATTAGCATATCTTCCTACATTGATAACATGTGCATCGATGCAGTAATGTCCAAATTTTACAAAGGCAGAATAATATGCACTCTTTATAAAATCCATATACTGACGTTGCTTCTTGCCTGCTGTGTTTTTTTTATAAAATTCTAGCCAGGTATTATAGCCAATAATATTACCTTTAAGATCACGTTGTTGATATCTGCGTTTTGTTTCGCACATATGTACAATTATACTTGTTTCTCTAGCGAACTCCTTCCCACAGAATTCGCAGACATGTTTAATTACCTGCGTTTTTTTCGTATTCTTGGATTTCTTCATCAGTAATAAGCTCATTTAAAACATTAAGGTCTGTAATTTTCATAGTTGGAAATTTTTCTGCCAAATAACAAGTTCGTTTTTGTTGTTCAATATATAACTTAGATATTTCATCTATCAATTTAACATCAACCTTAGGATGTAATTTTGTAAAATATTTTACAACTTCTTCTCTAGTAGCGGGCTTTTTGTATTCAACAACTGATTTACTAAGTGTCGGAAGATATTCTCTAAATTGTTTTCCTTTGCCTAGACTGGCTGCACACAAAGTTAGCCATTGTAATTTAGGATTATCCTGCATTTTTTCTGCAAACATATGTGTGTTTGCTATACGATTAGTTTGTTTGAGTGCAAGATTTTGGTCTTTGCCTTTAACACTTGACATCCATATTAATAACATATAAGGCTTAAACTTGCGCTTTTGCTCTTCAGTTAAGTTGTCATAATAATTGTAATCCTTATTATCAATGGCGGCTAAAGCCTCGAAGAGGTCAAAATCTACATTCGTTAACTTTTCATCAACTGATGTCTTTGTTTTGGACATATTCTTCTACTATAGCACTATACCCATATAATTTCAAGGCATATTCTAAAGCTAGTTCTTTATCTTCAAATAATAATGGATTAAGTTTAAACTGGCTATCTTCTGTAACCCATAACCAATCATTATACTCACCATGATTATCTAAGGATATTGGAACTTTAATACCGTACATCATCAAAACACTTGATTATAATCAACAACTTCACAATTTCTACTAATTTCTTTTACAAAATATACACAGGGAGGTTTAGGACTATCATTTAATGGTACACATAAGAATTGTCCATTGCGTAGTCTTGGGCTGTACCATGTCACATCATTGTAAATATCTAATATTTCTACTGTTTGAAATGTAGGACTGAATGCACTAAGTGGATTATATTCGAACGCACTAAAACCTCTATCATTAAGACTACTCAATGGTAGTGTTTCTAAGTCTCCATATTCCTTTTCACCAATCAATATTTGCCAATCTAATGGCATCTTAATTTTATGCTTACCAATCTTAAGTACAAGTGCTGGACTGTTAAATGATTCTAAAAAGATTAATGGTATGTAATGATAATCTACACCTTGAGGATTGCTATTGTCCAGTATAGCAAAACGCATGTCATCAATTTCTTCGGGTAGTGTTTCTAAGTTATAGGCTATGTTATCTAATGTTAATATACGCATGTTCTAATTTTACTACTATATAAATCAATAGTCAAGTTTCTCCAATGTAAATGGATACTTTGCTTCCTTATAAAATGCTTTTCTTTGTGTCAAATGACGTTTGGCAAATTTACAATCGCTTGTAATATCCCAAATCTCTACATGATCCTTGTCTTCCGCTTTTCTAATACCGCGTCCAATCGATTGGATAACTCTGACAAATGACTTGCCGGGCTCAATAAGAACAAGATTGAAAATGCGAGGGATATTAATACCCACAGCAGCAACTCCATAAGTGGCAACAATAACTTTAGTATTGCTAGTCTTAATTTCATCATATTCTTCTTTACGCTCCATTAGTTTTGTCTCGCCTGAGATGAATACACTATCATCTATACGTGATTGTAATTCGCGTCCTGCATTGACACGATCAACAAGTACTAGTGTATTACCACTATCTTTAATTTTGTTAATTAACTGGCCAATTTTGTCTAGGCGCTCACTATGCTCTAACAAATATTTGAGTTCGCTTTGATAATTGGTAAACTCTACACCATCTTTTAATTGAACTATGTTCACATGACATTGTGCTAACACACCTTTTTCTTGTAATTCAGCCGCGCTAAGTTTTCCTATTACAGGTCCCAGACTTACAAGTAAACTAATTTGCTCATACATGGCTTTAGGTATAGTGCCTGTCAACCCCCAGCGTATAGGTATTTGACTAAATGGGCCTGTAAGTAAGGACTTTAACGCATCAGCCTTAGCCATATGTACTTCATCTACCATTACACAAACAACATCCTCGATAAACTCTTTGATACTGACTTCTGCTTCGCCTGCTTTAGTATTCTTTAACATATTGTTAAGGCTTTGCCAAGTACAGATCGTATGCTGCTTGTTATATTCTTTTCTATCTCCAAAGTACACACCAACATCTAAGCCTAGATTGATGTAGTCTGCTTCAGTTTGCACTACAAGGCTTTTATTTGGAACTATCACTATGCTGCGTCCATAATGCTCAACGCTTTTTGATAGAGCCGCTGTCATTATAGTCTTACCTGCACCTGTGGCTACCTCTTGAATACACTGAGTGTTATTTAAAAAGTTATTGATAATTTCTACCTGATAATCACGAAGGACGATTGGTTCGCCTTGTTGCGTATGACCTTTAGTCCAAACCTTATTGCTAAAACTATCTTCTTTAATCTGATCAAAACTATATGATGTTTGATACTCGCGTAGGTCTACAAGATCAATATCGTAATCATATTCTTGTAGTATGGGTACAACATCTGGTATTAAATTTATATATGTACTGCCTGCCAAACTACAATAACTTACCTTTCCGTTCCATCTACCAAGACGGACTGCGGGTAGATAACGTGCGCCCGGAATTTCATGTTCAAATTTACGCATCAATGCCTTACGGCAGTCCAACTCAAGACCTTCTATCTTGCAGTTGACTTCATCTTTGATAATAATTTTCGCTGTTCTCATGGTATAATTCTATTACACATCTTTCGCATAAACAATCAGTATATTGTTCAGTTTTATCCAATCTAATATAAGGCTGGTCAAAACACCAACAATCGTACCCTGAACCATTACATATAAATTTAGTCCTACATTTCTCGCAAATTAACTCTCTCATTTTACGTATACAGGTCTAGAATTTTTTATTAATATAACTTTACACGCTCTGCCCGGATTCCAAACAGCGGGGTTATTTTTAAAAGTTAGTATTATTTGGAAATCATTAGAATCGCTATCACTCGGTATTGAAACTTCTATGTCCGATAATTTAAATTTATTCACTATCTCTTTGTAAAGAGTATTTCTATATAACACATGCCCTTCAATAAGTATTTTTTTGATGTTTAGGTTATGTAGATAATTTATTAGTATATCAATTTCATCAATATCAATATCATAAATTTGTGAGGTAGCAAATTTTTGCTCCTCATTTACAACTAGATCATCGTCAATTTTAATTCCATACTTACTTAAAAAGAATATTGTTTGTGAATCATCACTAAGTTTAGTTGGTAAAACATTATAAAGTGGTTCGTTAAGTGCTGCAATATAAAAGTTATTGCCCACTTTTACAAGAGTAGGATCCCAGTAACAGTTTTCATATTTTTTAATATCGATTAACAAATCTTGTATATTTTTACTACATACCACATCTTCAAAGTTTTTATAAACTAAATCTAATGTATGTTTTAAATTAAATGTATTATAATCAGCCGTATAACATTTACGTTTTTTATTCCATATCAAATCACTACGACTTTTTTGTAATGCTGAGATAAATTTCTTACTAAAAGGATTTCTAACAGTAATTTCTTTATTAGTAACATTAATATAAGTTTTACGATATTCGGCTAATGTTTCAAGTAATGGATTTTTCCAAGATAAATTTTTTAGACTTTGTATATCCAAATTGTTATTGCGTAATTGCTTTTGGTACTTGTCTATCAATTTATCCAATAGTTTATTCTGCCCGGTCGTGACATTACGCTCAACGGCAATTTTGGCAAGATTACTAAAGAACAAATAATCTTGCTTACTTACATGAATGTGTCCTTGAGTTAGATAATCTACAAGGTCATCTTTTAATAGCATATCGTATATTTTACTATTATTTTATTTTGTTGTAAAGGAAAGAGGGTCATTACGACCCTCTCGCCTCAGCGGGTAACGGAGTATCAAGCCCGCTTCATAACAGTATTCTCAGCCAACATTCGCCAGTTAGCCGGGCTAATCTTAACAAGATCAGCAATCTTAAGAGCCATACGCATACTCAGTTCACGCAACTTTGCCTTGTTATCCCACATAAACTGCATGACCTGATCTGCCTCGCCATATTCAAAACTGTAGTCACGGAACAGGCCGCCATCAGTATCACGATGCACCTGCTTGATACGCAACAATTTGTCACGATCGGTGTCAATTGTTAAGTCAAGAAAGTGACAACGACTCTGAAGTGCCTCAAGATGATCCTGCAACTTTTTGCTTCTAATATGATCAAACTTAATGTTAGTGATAAAGATAGCCGAACCGTTGAAGTCAAACGCATCGGGTATGCCTTCACGCCTTAACATACTACTGTCACTATTCCAGTAAATACGCCGCTTTTTGCCACTATCAAGAGCAGCCTTGAGAATGTTGAGCGAGAGATCGTCCATCAACACACTGTCACAGTCATCGAACACTAGTACGTGATTTTTGTCACTATGCTTGAACAGTGTAGCATAGAGACCAAGTGCTGTCATAGCACCCTTGACGACCTCATACTTTAGAGTCTTACCTGCTATACGATCAAACATACTAGCCTTTTCTAACTGCTGCTCAACTCCAAAACTCTTGCCAACGCCGGGAGGGCCACTCACAATCATAGCACGTATGCCACCGTTCGTAGTAGCACGTGCCATTTCATCAAGAATCGCAAAGCGGGTAGCAATACGATTCATAGCCTCGTCATCAGATTCCTGAACGACAGTAGCGGCGGGAACAAACTGACTAATATTTGCAGGGGCAGCACCGCCCACAAATTCATAGTCATGCTGATCCTCAACCTTGATACGAATGAGTGAACTCTGATTAGGGAACAGACCATTGTTTTCAACAGTAATCCACTTACCCGTCTTGCCACTCTGAAGTCCCTTTACCAACTTAAACTGGGTATTGATCACAGGGACCTTGCGATACGACCCATTCTTAACAAGAACAACTGACATAAAATACTCCGTTAATAATCAATCAACTATACTAGTATACGAAAAATCGTACCCTAGGTCAAGAACTATAAATCCAACAAAATCAACGACTTAGAATCTCTGTAAGTCTTTGATTTATAAGATCCATTTCAGCCTGCTCAACATAGAAGTCTGTTGTAGGATCGTAGTACTGCCCTGCTTTGGTATCGTAGTACAGTGTACGACCACTGAAGTCAAACGGACCTTCAAGACCCTTGCGTGGACCATATTTCTGCTCACGCAGGGGAAGTGTACGATAGCCCATATTAGCCCCAATCCTTGAAGTTACCAGATGCTTGATTATCTCTGTAGCCCCTAGCATATTCCTCACACTCCTGAAGGGTCATGCGGTCCTGACCAATTTCTTCAGAATTGTAAGTATCACCCACAAAGTAGTGGGGGCGAAAACCACGCTGATAATAACTATCAGCTGCTCCGCGATCATAGGGACCGCCGTGACGCTTATTGACCATTTGACAACTCCATATAAACAGCCTCGCGGACATCAGTATCCGTAGCCTCTTCAAACCCATCAAGTGTACTCAGATCATAGAGTAAGTCCATGACTTGGTCCCAGTCAAGTTCCGCTCGTTTTGCGGTCTCAACCACGCCCATTATCAGAGCATTACCTGCGTCTGTGAACATACCATAATACTTGATAGACATAAAAACTCCGTGAATCAACTGTATAGATAGTATGCGCCCAAACTAGGCCTAAATCAAGAACTATAATTCCAATAGAATCAATAACTTACGTAGCCGTCTAGGACCTAATAGGCCTGGATATAAGCGGGTCTGCTTAAATGTATAGCAATATAGCACTATACGCTGCTCTGGGGCTATAAGACGGTACTATTGTTTTAATTTGTCGATTATTCGATTTTGTTCGTATTCCAATTGACTTACGCGAATATTAAACAAACAATACAAGATATAGGCTGCTACAATGCCAGTATATATTATGAAGCCATACTTAGGCGAAAGATATTCAAGTCCGTAGGCTATACCTGCCATTATACCTATAGCCATAGTAATTTGTAAAAAAGCCTTGGTGCGAATTTTCATTAACCTCTCCTTAAATTTATCACAAGATGTAGTGTACACAGGTCTATATATTGTGTCAAACTTTATTAGCCCATTACTGATAACGTAGTGTGTAGAGTTTATCCATTTCGCCACGAAATGTTTTTATACTATCACAAATAGCATAAGGTATATTATCAATTTTTAATTTTATAAAAGTAGAATTGTATATACAAACTTCTACATCACTGCCTTGATATACAAAATTTATAATAGTTGCGTATGAATTTATAAATATTTTTGGTTTACTATCTAGGTAGTAGTTTTGTGTTGTAAGGTAGGCGTTGATTAAATGCACCACCTGTGTCATCAGGAGACCGTAACGTCTTCCATACCCGCAGTACGCAGGCGAACGATATGGCCTAGTTGCCATTGCTTGCTATCAAGACCCTTCATAATGCCAAGCCACTTGTTACGCAAAAGTGCTACCTCGTTGATTAGAACTTCAAAGTCAATAACTTCATCTTCGCCGTCCACATACTTTTCAGCATCACGGCTTGTTAGGGCCCTATTATATCCTTCTAAATATTTCTGAAAGTATTTACGTCTTAACTTACGTAATTGTATGTTAAGATAATTCAATACTGCCTCAATCTCTTGTAATTGATTGAAGCGTTCTTCTGTGATACCGGGTAAGTTTGAGATATTTTTCTCTACCCTTCCACCTACACGGCAATCATATTTTGCTTGTAATAGTTCTGCTTCATAATGACTTATGAAGTCGGGGATTACACTTAAATCAGTTGTGATTCTGGTATACCAGTTCATTCATCACCAATTATCGTCGTAATCCTCATCTTCCTCATCTTCCTCTTCGTAATCTTCTTCCTCATCTTCTTGTGATGCGACATACGCTTTTATAGCATCCATTACATCACTATCTCTACGAAACTCTGCCTTGATATCGCTTGCTTCATAATCATTTTGAATAAGAACATCTACAAGTGATTCCGCAGCATCTGGAAGATTCGTTTCATCAATTTCGCTTTTAACAGCACGCCATACTTCAGCTACAACTGTAATACTCATCTGAGTTATTCCTCCACTACAGAATTTGTATTACTTATCTTTTGTTTACGATTTTGATATTCTAACATTACTTTGTCGAGGCAATGATCTTCGTTGCTTTCCCAACCCTTGCGAAAGAATTTAAGTGACTCTCCATCTTCAGTAACATAACTAAGTCTATTACCTTCTTTTGTTAAAATATTTGCTTTCTCAAATAAATCAAGCAATCCACTATATGGATTCATGCCAGTTTCATAAGGAATCTTAACTTGTACACTTTCAAATGGCTTTGCGTATCGTGTTTTCATGACCTTACAAGCACTACGAATACCACGCACTTCAGTAATCTTATTACCATCATCATCTTCCTTTAGTTTAAGTTTTTTCATAGCGACAACAATACTTGACGCATAGATGAAGCCTTGACCACCGCTGATCTTGTCATCTGGATCAAACATATCTTGTGACGCATATGTATGATTAGTTGCGACTAGACCAACATTATGACTACCAAACATGTTCACACAGTTACGAACAAGCGCAGTCAATGCTTTGGGCTTGCGACCCATGTCACCCTTCATATCGCCTGCTTCAAATTGATTCACATCAGTTGGAGTCAACAACATACCAAGGCTGTCAATGATAAACAATACCTTAGGCTTTTCACCTTCAGGCATAGTTTTATATGACTTCATAAATTCACTGATAGTTTTGGCAACATCGTCAATCATTGCCATATTGAGTTTCAATAACTTATCTTCACTAGTATCAACATCAAGCGCCTTTAGCCAAGTTTCATCTAATGCATTTTCTGTATCAACTAATACGACAAAAATGCCCTGTTGTTGAGCATGCCTTACAAGGTTGCCTGAACAAATATAACTCTTGCCTGAACCGGGTTCGCCTGCGAATACAGTGACCTTACCTAATGGGACTCCTTTGTTAAAGTCTCCGCTAATAAGATAATTGAGAGCGTGGTTACCGGTACTGATCCAATCAGTAGGATCATTGAAACCAATGCTAAGACCTTCAATACTTTTGGTAATATCTTTTCTAAATTTACTAACATCAAATGGTTTGGCCACAAGCCCTCCTTATTTAAAAATATTCTTTCGTAACAGTCTATCATTAAATGCTACTTTGTCAAGCATATCAGGACAACTATCTGCGATACGATCAAGTTCCCAATCGGTAGGATAGTGTCGTAATGCACCACGGGCACGATCACGGACGATACTAGGCACACGTGGGGTCTTGCCCGGATCACAAATATCTTCTAATAATTTTTTTCCTTGCTTTAATGCACGATATCTTTCGTCTGGTAGTGTCATGGTATTTCTCCTATGAAAATAGAATGGGGAGAAATTCTCCCCAATCTAAATTAAGCCTTCTGTTGTCGGGCACGAATCATCGCTAAAATGTCTTGTGCCTTATCGCTAGAAGTACTCTTAGGAACTACAACCGGTTCACTTTTTCTTTCTGGTTCTACAATTTCATGTGCATCGCCATGTCCATCTACCGTTATATTTTTACTTACATTTACAGGTTCAGTAGATTCTTGCCTAGCGCCTGACGGAGCATCAATACCATATGGACGATAATAAGCGCCATACTTATTTGCATCATAAGGCTTACCATCAACTGATGCTTCAAACATTTCCTTAATAATACGTAGTTCGCTTTCGCTAGGCTTCTTAGGTAAGAAGTCAGCAAGATTAAATAAGCCATGTGCGTCAATAGCAGCCTGTTCTGCTTCAGTCAATGGGCTTTCACGACGGGCCCAATTACTAGTAGAATAATCAGCATAACCGCCCTTGCTAGTTTTCTTAACATTAAAGTCAGTACCATTAACATAATCAGTTGGGATATTTTCCATTTCGACATCCATTAAACTTGATTTGATAATAGTGAAAATTTGTGGACTAATAATAAATCTACGAATTGGATTAGCGGGAGTTGTATCTTCGCCAATTGGATTCTGACGTACAAAACCCTGGAAGATATAACTACGCTTCTTCCAATACTTATTTGCCATTTCTTTGAGTGTTTCGTCTTTATACCAAGGACGAACTTCAGCAAGTACTGGACAATTATCTCCATACATTTCTACACATGGAACCTGAACAATTACTTGCTTTATACTTGGATCACCAACTACACCATTGAATGGGAGTTTGATGATTTGACGCTCTACCCAGAAGAATGTATTCTTCTCGTCTTTATCAGGAATAAAACGAATAGTGGCAGTTGTGCCTTCGTCCATATTCCAGTGAGGATAGATTGCGTTATCTGATTGGGTACGTTGACCCTTGTTTGCTATTTTATTTTCTTGTGCCGCGATACGGGCACGGATATCTGCTAGACTTGCCATATATAATCTCCTATGTTGTATGCCTAAGTTGAGCCTAAATGTGTTAAAGTCGAGTTGTCGGAGACAACTTGACACACTAATTTATTATAAACAAATATCTTAGCGTGTCAATAATATATATCACCAATGGTTGTGTAAAAAATATATCTTTTTACCCAATATTAATATCTTATATTTCCTATACCAGTTTCTTCATTAGCGAAATCACCTACGGTTGATGTACCAACATTACCTGGGAAGCCAGGTAATTGATCAACTTGTTCTGACCTGCTAACAGTGTTATCTATACCATTACCTGTTACTACTGCGACTCCTGGGGTAACTGGTACAGTTGTTTGTGCATTTGGTACGCCAGTAGTTACTGGATCATATACTGCATAACCTGTACTGTCAGTAACAACATTTGTTGCACTAGGTGCTTTTTGATTTGGAACTGCGAATCTAATTGTGTTTGCCATGTTATTTGTATCCTATCATTTCTTTAATACGGTTGAGTTCTTTGTTCTCAACGCTCTCGCTTGCGCCTACTAATTTACCACGTAGATTTTTTTCATTTTTACCTACTGGTTCAGTTGGGCCTAATTGGCCTGCTGCTTTCTGATTAGCATCTAAATCTTCATTGGTATCAGCAATCATCATGCCTTTTTCTGCTAATCTATCTGTAACAACATCAACAACGGCTTCTACATCTAACTTATATGGATCATCCATATCTTGTTGTAGTTCTATTACAGCGTCACGAATATCATTCTTGGTGAGTTTACCTGTACCCCCCATACTTTGCATTACTGTGTCTGCTGCCTTTTCAACGTCAGAGAATCCTTCAGCCAAACCAAATGCTTTTAAATTCTTTTCTTCTGTATCATCATTATGGGCTAATGTTTCTGCACCTGGTGCTTCATTTATACCTGCAAGACCTAGCAATGCTGCTTTGGCAAGTTTGCCTTCATCCATTTCATCTTCTACTACATCTAAACCTTGTTTGTCGTCTACATATTTTCTGCCGTCGGGTGATACTGTCTTTTGATCATGTATTTGATATAAGTAGATTAGAATTCTTTGAATAGCATTAAATCCCTCTTTAACTTTTGGATCTGTAACATCTACACTTGCATTTCTTGCTAATCTTTCAGCATGTTCAAATGGATCTCCATCCTTATAAAAACCAGGATGGTCAGAAAAGCCTCCAATATGACTTAGAACGTTAGCAAGTCCCTCATCATCGAGTTGTTGAATAAAATTGTCAGCCATATCAATATACTTTACTAACTGAGGGGTTCTTTTCTTCAATCCAGCTACATTTGTTTGATAATTTGCTGATCCAGTTTCCATAATGTTTTCATCAACTCTTTCTGCTACATTTTTAAATTTAGCGGGCATCATACCGCCTAATTTTTGTCCAGCTCTAATCGTATCCATTTTACCTGGGTGTGACTTTGTTTTGTTTAGTAAATTCTTATAGTGATTTACAACCTTTTCGTACTTTGCAGCATTGGCATTATCACCAACCTTTTTCAATCTTTCAATTTCTCTTTCAAATTTTTTAATTCTATCACTTGCTCCAAATTCCGCACCCTTTAATGTAGCAATACTGATTTCGTCTAGCATATCCTTTCCAGGGACTGCTAGTGTTTTATCTGTTTCATCTTCTACTTCAGTAATGCTTTCTGCCCATTCTTCTAGTGCCTTGACTTCATTCATTTCATTTAATTTCTTTGACAATCTTTTTAGAATTGGCAAAACACTTTCTATTCTTGGGTCTAATGTTTCTTCTACAAAAAGTTCATTAAGCGTATTGGTATCGTCTGTTTCTTCGTTTAGTACAGGAGTATAACTATCAAAGTACTTATTATAACCACGCATACTAATCATATGTGATAGTGTTTCACGTAAGTTTTGATAATAATTTGTAGCTTCATTAACTAAACGTTGTGTTGATTCGTTGAACTGACCGTTCTTTGTTGCGCGAATAAAGCCAGCCATTTTTGTATATTCTTCGACAAGACTAGTAATATGTTTGCCGCGCTCATCGTATGGGGTTCCACCTTCTGCGATATGGCGTGCATAAACTTTAGCAATGCCTGGACGCTTAGTTGGAAGTAAAAAACGTTCACCATTAACGTTTTCAACAAATATTTTGTTAATATTACGATAACGTTGTTCGCCTTCTTCTATTTGGCGTGTATGTTGAAGTAATATCTTAACAGTTGGAATACTGTCACTATATGTCAACTTTTTACCCATAGCATGATAGCCTTCGTCTAATTTATTGTTTTTCATTTCGTTTCTTTTCCTCATATCTGAGCGTAAGTATTGATCACTTACACGCTTAAAGCCGGTTAAACCATGA